CTTCACTTTCCACTCTTCGTTTACGCTGTCAACGTTCATTTCATAGCACTGGGTGAATCTGGCCAGGTAATCTTCCGCGATCATGTTGCGGTTTGATTTTGGATCGTAGATCCAGAACCGGTCCATGCATCCGTAGCGGTTCGCCTCTTCAGCGATTCCTGCAATCAATCCGGCCACCCGGATGTAGTTCTTTTTATCGATTACGAAGCTGCTCATTTTTGATCTCCTCTCTGACTGTTTGTGGGTGTCACCCATATCGGATGGCTGTATCATATCATGGGTAACACCCATTGTCAACCCCCAAAATAAAAAAAAGGTTTTTTGCCTGCAAACCCTTGCCTCACAAGGCCGGAAGCCTTCTCGACCAGGCAGCGCCAGCAAAAAATCTCAAAAAATTTTTCAAAAAAAATTTCTCCGGTCCCAGCACCAGGATCATCAGCCGGATCAGATCACTGAAAATTTTCTTAAGCAGATGCATAGTTACTGCAAGAAAAGTAGTATTGACACTGCAAGGTATTGACAATATAATCCGCTATAGTGAGATAAATATAATTAATCCAAGCACAAATCAAAGCACTGAATCCAGACACAGGATCAGTGCTTTTTTAGTACCAGGAACAAGGCACAGAAAACACCATATCTCATGCAAAGCAAAACATAGCTCACTCCCAGCACATAATGCATTGTTCTGTTCAGTATTCACAAGGCATAGAACATTGAGCAATCACAGAGTTAATAACAGTAGCATAGACACGAATGTAAGAGAAGCCCCCGGCAGGGGAGGAAGGAGGCCACCATGGCAGGAAACAACAAGGTCCCTGACGATAAGCTGACCAGAGACATTGCAAAGCTGGCCGTCATGGAGGCCAACAGTGCCAGTAGGGCTGAAAAGATGCAGCAGATATTTGGCATTGATTTGGAAACAGCATCGGAAAAAGAGATTCACAATGCTGATTGCAAGATGTCCAGATGGCGTAAGCATCCAATGTTTGACCAGGCATGGAAGGAAGAGCAGAAGCGCTGGTGCTATGAAGACTTCACTCTGGCCATGTCAGTGTTCCGGAAGGGCATGAAACAGGACAAAGACGGATGGCTGGCCATGAACAGCGCGGTCAATGCTCTGTCCAATGCAAACAAGAGACTGTTCCATGACGAGGACAGTGCAGTCACGGTCAAGATCGAAGGCCTTCCGGAGATCGGAAGTCCAGATGATGATGGCTGATCTGGTATGCACTGTTCGCTGATATCGTTGTACTATTCGTAAAAGCATGGTTTAGCGAATAGTTGCAAGGTATGAAAACATAGTGATTAGATTGATATGGTCTATGATCCATACCAGATTTTACTTGCCATACAGAATCATGCGGAATTCTCTGTGATTATGCAGAGTTATGCAACTGATTATTCACAGAGCACAGCACCGGATCAGCACGGTCAGGCACTGCTCCAGACCGGAAATTATGGGAGGCACCCTGGCATCCGGACCACGGTCTGAGCAGAGCACCGGCCAGCAGGAGCACAGCACCAGAGCACAGCACCAGAGCACAGCACCAGAGCACAGCACCGCAGCCAGACACCGGAGCACAGCACCGCAGTCAAGCCCCGGCCATCCGGAGGTCAACCGGGGGAGGGGGTGTCGAGCCGGTCCCCTGGGGGATCGAATCGTGCCAGGGACTCCGGCGTGACCCGGACAGTATAACGTAAAACCTCACCATAGGGATACTGTAAACCCCACCCGTAAAATCAAAAACAAAGCACCGTCCCGTGATTGGACATGGCATGGGGGTAGCGGTGCTTGTTTTAATTAGGCTGCTGGACTTTCTTCCTTTCCCCGGCAGCCTGCTGTCTATGTTGGCCGCACAGACAGATCACCCTTTGACCCTGTAGGACTCCTCTGTTGTCTGGGTTTTCCTCCTCGACAATCTATGGGCAGTGCTGCGGCCACACTGCCTTCCTACAGGGTCATTTTTTCCAAGAGGTGACCGCATGGCGAATGTTGTGATCAACTATCAGCCAACGCCGAAGCAGGCGATGTTCCACGCATCGAAGGCGAATGAGATCCTGTACGGAGGCGCTGCGGGCGGCGGCAAGACGAAGGCGCTAATCATGGATGCGCTGTTTCGCTGCCTGAAGAATCCTGGCACCACGGCGGTTGTTTTCCGGCGGTCCTACGGTGAACTGGAAGACACCGACATCAAGGAAGCGCAGGCCTCCTATCCGGAGAAGCTGGCCACATACAACGCGGGCCGACATGAATTCCGGCTGATCAACGGATCAAAGATTCTGTTCCGTCACTGCGAGAACGAGGCCGACCGGTTCAAATATTCCGGTATTGAAATCCAGTTCCTTTACTTTGACGAACTGACATCCTTTGAACAGGTGATATACGATTTCATCAAAACGCGTTTACGCGCCAAGAAATCACTGGGAGTGGTGCCGATTGTACGCAGCGCATCGAACCCCGGCAATATCGGTCACGGCTGGGTCAAGAAGATGTTTGTCGATGCCGGTCCCTATATGGAGATACAGGAACAGGAGATTTATTCCGAAACGCTACACAAGACGCGCAAGATACGAACGCAGTACATCCCGGCGCTGGCGATGGAGAACCCATTCATAACGGATGACTATATCTTTGAACTTGAGCAGAAGCCTCCGGCTTTGCGGGCGGCTCTTCTGAACGGGAACTGGGACAGCTTTGAAGGCCAGGTATTCAAGGAATGGACCGACAAATCGGAACATTACCTTGACCGCAAATGGACTCATGTGATCGAGCCGTTCCCCATTCCGGTTTCATGGCCGAGGTACTTTGGCTTCGACCACGGCTTCAGCCGTCCGTTTTCCGCAATTTGGCTGGCGCTTGAGCCAAGCACCAACTGCCTGATCATGTACAAGGAATGGTACGGCTGCAAACCGAGGCAGGCGAATGTCGGCCTTGAACTGACACCGGTGCAGATCGCTGACGGCATCCTGGAGCGGGAGCAGCCGGAAGCGGAAGACAATATCCGTATCCTGCGGACCGCTGATCCTGCGATCTTTGACAAAAGCCGTGGGGACAGTGTTGCCGACCAGATGGCACCCGGATATATGGGACGGCACCATGGTGTGCTGTTCAATCGCGGGGACCACGCAAGGATTCCCGGAAAGATGCAGATTCACGAACGGCTCCGGTTTGATGAGGACGGGATGCCGAAGCTTCAGGTGTTCAATACCTGTAAAGAGTTCCTCCGCACGTTTCCGACACTTCCGTATTCTACCAAGAAACCGGAAGATGTGGATTCTGATGCGGAGGATCATTAGCGCATATATACGATGCATTGCGGTACGTTTGCATGGACCATCCGATAGCGCCCAAGAGCAAACCGCCGAAGGAATACAAACCCTTCGACCCGTTCAGGCGGGACGAGGACAACTACTGAATGAAGACGCGGCAGGCAACGTGCAAATAAAAATTTGATTGGAGGAAGCTCCTGTTTCAAATCCTGCCGCGCTTTCACTATATGAGGTGATTCATATGACTGACAAAGAGAAGGACCTTCAGGAAGATTACTTCTCCGATGAGCAGCGGCTGACGGAGGAAGAGCAGGAACTGCTGGACACCATCTATGACCGGCTGGACATCTTTGAGCAGATGAATCGCCAGTACCATGAGAAGGCGAAGAAGAGCCGCCGCATCCTGCACATGGAAGACCCTGACCAGGACGATCCGAAGACGGTAGCCCAGAACGGCAAGAAGACATTGCAGCTTCAGACACTGAAAAGCACCATCAACAATGTGGTGGCTGATCAGATGCTGTCCATGCCGGAGGCAAGGCTGATGCCGGAAACCGCAGAGATGCAGGAAGCCGCAGATGACCTTCAGGATATGTGCCATTATGTGATCTATTGTGCGAATGACTTTGAACAGGTGCATTACCGGCGGTGCGAGGACTTCTACGGCCCCGGCACTGCGGTAACCCAGCTTGCGTGGGACCCGGACATGAATTACGGCAAGGGCGAGATCGCGATGATCCGCTGGCCGATTGAAGCCTTCCTGTGGGACCCGCTGGCCGAGCGCCTGGAGGACTGCCGCGCCGTGATGAAGGTTTCCTGGCATCCGCTTTCCTATTACCGGTCCCGCTGGCCGGAGGAAGGAAAGTATGTCGGCAGTGACAACCACAGCCACAACGATGTCGGCAAGAGCTATGAGCAGGAAAGCAGTGAGCACCAGAGCGATGAACAGCGGGCGCTGCTGATCGAGTACTGGTGGCGCGAGTATAACGCGAAGACCCACCGGTATACCATCAATGTGGCGTATGCCGCAGGCAACGCACTGCTTTCCGTGGACCGCGATGTCTATGCTCACGGGATGTATCCCTTCGTCATCGATGTGCATGACAGCATTGAAGGTTCGCTGGTCGGTGAAGGCCTGATCACGGAACTCGCGCCGATGATGCGGTATATCAACAGGTACGCAGCCTATGCCGATATGAACGCGAGAATGGCATCCAAGGGCCGGATGCTGGTCCAGCGCGGAAGCGGTATCGATAAGGATGCCCTGACGGACTGGGAGAACGATGTCATTGAAGGTGACCGGATCGAACAGGGCATTGCCTGGAACTGGATGGAGAACAAGCCGTACAACGGCACCATTACACAGCTTTTGTCAATGTTCCAATCAGACCTGAAGGCCGACTCCGGAGCAAACCAGTTCACCCGTGGCGAGACCACCGGGGGTATTGTTTCCGGCAAGGCCATCAATAGTTTGATACAGGCGGGCGGCAAGGTTGCCTCCATGCGGACGGAGCAGTTGAAGTACGGTTTCAAGAACATGGTGGAGCAGATCATCTGGCTGATGGCCCAGTTCTATGACGATGACCGGACGATGATGATCACCGGCAGGAACGGCAGGCGGGAACTGAAGGTTGACAAGCAAAGGCTGTTCGGCAAAAAGGCAAAGGGCGCGGTGAACCCGCCTCCATATACCGTACAGATTGAGGTGGCCAGCCGCGATCCGCAGCGGATTGCCAACCAGAACCAGATGTTCATGGAAGCCTACACCATGAGTGCACAGGCACAGCAGTTCTTCCCGCTTTCCGCACTGTTCAATATCCTGAACCTGGACGGCAAGGACAAGATCCTGCCGGTCATCCAGGCGAACGAGCACTATCAGGAGCAGATGCAGCAGATGCAGCAGCAGGTGCAGCAGATGCAGGAACAGATGGCACAGATGCAGGAAGAGAACACGAACCTTCGGAAGGCCTCCGCTGATTCCGCGAATGCGCTGGCACAGATCAGCGCGAGACGTGGAGGCGGCGCTCCGGTGAACATGGGCGGCGGGCCGATGAAGGTGGCCGAGGCCGGAGGCGGGCCGAACAACGCCAGCGCGGTGGTTGAGAATGCCCGGAGCATGATGGGCGTACCCACCGGCGCGGAACTGCCCACATAAATATGGCATGAAGCCCCGTGATTTGCGGGGCTTTTGCATATAAAAAACACATACCGTGATTTGCGAGTATGCGAAAGGAGAAACCCTATCCATGGAAAATGAGGAGATCAATGTTGACCAGATCGTCAACGAAGCCGCAACAGCAGACGATATGCTTTCCGATGAAGTGATCGAGGAAGCAGAGGACACATCCGAAAGCCTCGACTCCATAACCGGAGAAGAGAGCATCGAGCCCGTGGAGGAACAGCCGGAACAGAAAGGTACCGCTGAACCGGGATATGTTCAGAAGCGGATCGAGAAGGCGCTTGCGAAAGAGCGCGAATCCATGCGGTCAGAGATTCTGGCCGAGGTGGAAGCACAGTACGCACCCATCCGGGAACGGCTGCTTGAAATGGATGCACAGGAGCTTGTGCGGAAGGGGACCGTGAAGGACCTTGAAACCGCGAAGGAGCTTGTGCGCTACAGGAACGGCCAGAGCGCCGCGCCGAAGGCACCGGCTGAACCGGAGAGGCAGCGGAACGATAAGGGTCAGTTCTCGCCAAAGAACGATCCTGTTGTGGAAGCCAAAGTCGATATGCTCTCAAAGCAGGCTGACAAGATCAGTGAGAAAACCGGTCTGGATGTTGTCGGCTATTTCTCCAGCCATGCGGACATCAAACAGAAAGTGTTAGACGGGGAGATGGACTTCTATGACATTGCGGAGATCATGAAAGCCTCCGCGCCTGCCGAAAGAAGGAAGCCTCCCGCACCAGCGCGATCCTCCAACGGAGCCAGCGGGCAGAGCCCCAACGCCATAGAGAATATGACGGACGAACAGTTTGCCCGCCTGGAACGCAAGATTAAGGAGGGTGCGCGCTACTCATTAAGATAAGGAGCGTGTAACCATGAATTATTCCTATTCCTCCGGCATCGCGCCGACTCTGCTGGAAGCGTATCTCCAGCGCCGTGCTCTTGAAAACGTAGAGCCCAACCTGGGCTATTTGAAGGATGCCCAGATGATCAGCCAGCCGATGAACAGCGGCAGCAAGTATGTGAAGTTTTTCCGGTATACCGAACTGCCCGCGATCACCACGCCCCTGGCTGAAGGTGTGACCCCTGATCCGCAGAACCTGACCGAGACTGCTTTCTCCGTTATGACCAAGCAGTACGGCGGCTATATGGATTACACCGATGAAATCGACCTGTGGCATATCGACAAGAAAACCCAGGCGATGTCCGACCGTCTGAACCGTCAGGCGAAGCTGACCATTGACACGGTTGGCCGTGATGCCATCTGTGCCGGTCTGAACGTAATGTATCCGAGTGGCATTACCGCCCGCAGCAGCATTACCGCCAGCAACATCATTACCTATTCAATGATCAAAAAAGCGGTCCGCAACCTGAAGAAGAAGGGTGCCCAGCCTTTCGCCGATGGTTACTTCCATGCGAAGATTGACGCGGAAACCTATTATGATCTGTCCAACGATTCCCACTGGATCGCTGTTGCACAGTACCAGGATGACAGCCGCGTACAGAAGTACGAACTCGGCACCATCTACAAGGTCAAGTTCTTTGAAGTTGACAACGGAAAGGTGTTCGACACTGAAAGCTATCTGTACGGCACCAAGGCCTATCTGACCATGTACGGCAGCTATGATGCCACCAACCGCATCATGACTGTTGCCGACACGATCAGCGAGGACGAGGCCCGCTGCCTGGTCGGCAAGCTGGTGTATGTGAACTATTCCAGCACATACAACACCATGATGTGCATCGAGCGCGTCTTCCCGTCCGGAACTGCGAACACCGCGAAGATCCAGTTCCGCTGGGAGCCTGACTCCACCGTGACCGACAACTGGACTACCGGCAATACCACGAAGATCACGCCCACGGGCGGCGGGAACAGCGTACCTGTTCACGCTTCCATCATCTACGGCCAGGATGCCTTTGGCTGCGTAAGCCTTGGCAATGCGAAGGCTCCGAACTTCCGGATCATCGTATCGCCGCTCGGAAGCGCGGGCAGTGCCGACCCGCTCCATCAGAGGGGCGCCGTGGCGTGGAAGGTGCCGTTCTTCGCTTGTGCCGTGCTGCAGGATGACTTTATTGTCCGGCTTGAACACGGCGTGTCTGCCTGATCAATAACCCAACAGGGGCCACTCTATTGAAGGGTGGCCCCTTCTTTTTGAAAGGAGGCCATTGCAATGGCTGATGACAAGACCCGCGAGGATGTTGTGGAAGAAAACCTGGACGCAGTGATCGCCATGTACGGCCCTGAAGCGCTGCCCCAGATCCAGACACAGCTTCTGAAAGACATCAATATTTCCCTGGCGCTTCTGGTGGACGGAAGCAAACAATAAGAGAGGAGAAGCAATATGGCTGCAAAAAAATCAATTGCGCTTGACGAGACAATCACTTTTGTCAGCGAGGAAGTGGACGATAAGTACCACGGACCGATGGTCAATATTTTCCTGCCGAAGCTGGAGGACGAAGGCGGCGGCATTAAGGTTGACCAGTTTGAACACGTTACGATTGCGAACGAGGAACGGGAATGGACCTACCTGGTCAAGCGCGGGGAGCGTGTTGACATTCCGGTTCCGGTTTATGTGGTTATGAAAGAGAAATATCCTGACCTGTAAGGAGATGACAGACGATGACATTAGCCGAGATGAAAGCCCATGTCATGTTCCAGACGAACAACGATGCGGAGGATGTTGACGATTATCTTCCGAGCCTGCTGAACTATCTGAATGACGGCTATGATCGGCTGGTCAAAGTCTGGACACAGAGCCACATGGAGCAGACGGACTACCCATGGCTGGCAGAGGATACGGATGTGCCGAACCTTCCGGAATGGCTTCATGTTTATATCTGCGACTGGGCAACCTGGCTGGTTTACCGCAACGGAAACCCGCAGAAGCAAAACAGGGGCATGGCCTACCGGTACGCTTTTGAGGAAGCGCTGGCGAAGATTTCCGATGAGGGCGGCGCTGCCGGAATCGATCCTGAGACCGGGATGAACATCCAGTACAAAAAGTTCCGGAACATCCCCGTGTGAGGTGATCTGAATGGCTTATTTTTCTCTTCACGCTTATGACGCGGATGTATGGGTGCGGCAGTTCAGGGGACTGAATCAGTCCGATGTCGGGCTGAATCCGAATCCTGATTACGCCGCCGAGGAGCAGAAC